TATGCCATGTTTCCCGGACATACAGGATATCGCCCGGGCATATCGGGCAAGTACGTTCTGCTATGCTTAACTTGTCTGTGTGCTTTTTGTCCGCATAATTATGTACTGCGTAAGTACGTTTATCAGGATCATAATAATCCATATCCGGTACTGTACACTCATTTGCATCTTTGCATATTCTCCTTGTGCAGCTCTTTCTACCGTCCAGAATTGCCCGAACCATTTCCGTGTTGAATAAAATTGGCTTAGTTGACATCTACTCCACCTCCTCATCTGCCGGGAAGCGGAAAATCTTCGGCGGTGTGAAGCAGAATGCCTGCTGATATCCACTACCCTGGAGGATTCCAGGACCGCCGTCACACGCTATGTAACTTCTGTACATCTTCGTCATATCCTCCAGTACCTTTTCGGCCTTTTCCCTAGAACTATATCTAGCCATAATTGCAGATTCTTCTGAATTGTTATCCCAACTGTATACTATTTTTGTCCCTTCACTACACATAGTGATAGTTCCATTTTCATACTCAACATCTGTATAATTAAGACCTTTCTGACTTATCAATCTCATTCTTTCTCACTCCTTTCCTGCTCCAGCCAGTTCAATGTACATTCCTGGCAAAACTTATCATCCTTGTGGCACTCAACCTCATTGAATCCTATTTCATTTGGACACATCACGATCATAGACAGATCTGTGTTACTGAGCGACCGGATATAATCTCCGTTGGTCATTGGCTCATAGTTATCCGTCGCATTCTTGGTACAGTGTGCGCATGGTTCATCTGTATTATATTTGCTCTGGTATTTGCATGTCTCACAGCTCTTATCCTGTACTGGTACTATTTCCATCGAATCTCTCCTCTCCTGATCATCTCAACAATATCTATTCTGGTGAAGCTCTCCCGGTAGCCGTATTCACTCTTCATCACTATGTGATGATCGTAAACCTCCACAATGGTCCATTTCTTCCATGTCATGATAAAATTCCGCCCACTGGTGGTTTCTTTTGTATGGATCCGCACGACCTGCCCCGGTCGGCAGATCATGTTGTATGTAATTTCTATCTCAAAATTTGTCATGTTGTTTCTCCTTTTCTATTTTTGCGCAAAAAAATACCAACCATCGAATAATGATGGTTGGTAGAGTTATATATTATTATTCAAATTTTGATACCGTAATTAACCTATCACAATTTTTACATTTAATATACATCTCAACGATTTCTCCATTATCGTCTTTTTTACCATAAATTGTCGGTTCCTCTAAACTTCCGCATTTTTCGCACTTCCAATTTTCTAGTTTTTTCGCAATAAAACTATATGGTGTTACCAAAAATTTTTTACTTTTCATATTTTCTTCCTTTCGCAATTTGATAAAAAAAATTATACCACTCCAACCATCATTATTCAATTTTCAAAGTTCAAATTTCGACGCTACATCATCTGATCTAATGGCAACTCCATCTGAATTGCCGGGTAATCTTCCCATGCGACACCTATGTAATCTAACACCCTTCCCCAACCGAACTTCTCACCAGTCTTTGGATCCGTGCAGCACCGGTACATGTAAAACTCCCATTCCTTTGGGTTCCGTTCTCTGAGCCTGTCAAACCTGTGCGGTCGTTCTTCCATGTGGATTCCAAAGCCACACATACTGCATCCGGTTCTCTGTGCTCCTGTTGTCCTAAGTTCTCCGTTATCATTAACGATCTGACCATATATAGCCGGTATGATCGTATCAACCGGTTCATACGGTATTACATTTCCATCTTTGTCCTTACTGTATGGCTGCTCATAATAAAGTTTTGCGAACACATCTGTATGTGCGTGATACCAGGCATCCATCTCCTGAGCAAGTCTTAATATGTCATTTCTCAGATATGGGGCAAATGGGGCTGATCGCATAACCGTCTTGCCATAATAGTTACACCCATGATCTGTGAGGGCTTCCTCTCGCTGACCACCCTCGGACGCCATCATGCCAAGAAACGGATAACTTGAATGTGCTCTTGCCCAGTCGTCACATGGCTTTTCTTTCAAATAATAGCAACAATCATTTGACACCTTGAAATTCGGCTTGTAATACATAACCCCTTCATTCTCGTTCTCATACCCTCCGAACAGATTAAGCCACTTCTGTGGAAGCTTCATGCGACTGTTTTTCTGGAAGTGTCCAAGCTCTCCGCATTCACCTGTGATTATTGCATGTCTGACTGTCTTATTGTTCTCTGTAGGGTTCTGAAGTAGGGCAATCTTGCCAGCTATTCTCTTACTGATAACCGGGAATCCAACTTCATTGAGCACTTCTACTTTTGTCTTAAGCGGCTTCAAAATCGTTACTCCAAGAGCTTTATGTACTCGCTGTATGCTCTTATCTTCCAGAGATGATACCGATACCGCTGGAACATTGATTCCTATCGACTTCAGGAATACGTGTAATGTGATACTATCAAGTCCACCCACACTCACATGAGCATTTTTATCTCGCTTGTCCATCTGCTCTATGAACTCATAGGCTCTTAATTTTGATCGTGCAACTTTGACCTCATACGGTTGTCTCTGTAACGCAATCATGCGATCTCTCGCTTCTTTCTTTCGCTGCTTGTACTCAGCAAGCCCCTCATCTGGCTTATCAATGTCAAGCTCTCCATCCTCGCCAAATATACGAGTAACCAAATCATTTTCCATCGTCGCCCACCTCCAGGAAGTCAAACAACGTCGGTGAATCAACCTCATTCTCCTCTGCCTGTAAATATCCAACACCATCTCTGAAGTAATCCGGATTGAGCTCACACCCCTTGCCAAATCTGTGCATCTTGACCGCCATCATCGGTACAGTCATAAGACCGCCGAACGGATCATATACCGCATCGCCCGGATTGCTGTACCTGTTGATAATCCTCTCAACGATATCAAGCTGTAAAGGACATACATGCATGGTTGCCCTTCTCTGGCTCTGTGTCGTATTAAGAGTTCTCATTCTGTTAATATCATCCCATACCTCAAGCTGGTTCCATGATCCCGGAGCTACTACCATGAATGTAGCTGGTAATCTTCCATCCATATCAAGCTCCTTTGCAAGTGCCACATGATCCTCATAGTTATATACATGCTCTCTGCTGTACTGTCTGTATACTCTCTGTAAGTTGTCCACAGATACGTTCTCAAGTTCTTCTTTACTCACAAGCCTGTCTCCTGAACTTCTCCAATATCCGTGAGCATCTATCTGCCACTGTGCCCTTGTGTATTCATCCTTGGACTTAGTAACCGGCTCATCAGCGTATGCCTTGCTGTGATCCGTTGGCAGTTTGCGGAACAGTAAAATATATTCAGGGCATCCAACTCCCATCTTGGTACCATCCTTACACTGTTCCGTCCACCCAAGGCGGTAGGTCTGGTTGTTCTCTCTGACAACATCCGTCACAACTGTGATCATGCCAAAATACTGAAATCCATGGCTCATATAATGTTCTATACAGTCAGCATGAAATGGTTCAATAGTTGGCATTCCTGTTCCGGTAGCATTTCCGAACAGCACTCTGTCTTTAACATGAATAGCTGCAACTCTTCCCGGCTTCAACACCCTTAAAAGCTCCGGTGTCAAGAAATCCATCTGTTCAAAGAACCTCTCCGTATCCTGATTGTGTCCAAAATCGTTATAATTTGCTGAATATTCATAATGATTACCGAATGGTATTGACGTATGGATCAGATCAATGCTGTTGCTTTCCATCGCTCTTGTTTCTTCCACACAGTCACCATATACGGCTTCATAATGATTTCCTCTTACTGTTCTTTCTTCTCTTGTACCTTCCACACCCATCTTCCTTTCTAACCGCTCTGTTTTATTCGCTGAATCAAGTCCATACTTTTTCACGATCTCGATCATCTTCTGCACCATATGATCATGATTCTTCCATTTCTCAATTAAAGCATTTTTAATCTCTCGCTCATTCTCCATATAGATTATGTCTATAACCACGGTTTCTTTTTGCAAGAATCTATAGCATCTGTGAATAGCCTGTATGAAGTCATTGAACTCATAATCAATACCAACAAATATCTCCCTGTGACAGAATCGCTGAAAGTTACATCCTGAACCACTGATTGACTTCTTTGTTGCAAATAGTCTCGTTTTACCTTCTGAAAAATCTATAACTCTCTGTTCTCTAAGGTCATAATCCATAGATCCGTATATATCCACTGTCTCCGGCAGAGCTTTCTTGATCGCATGTCTCTCTGCTTCCTGATCATGCCACAATATAAAATGATCATCCGGCGAACTGTCTACAATCTCACGCATCTTTTCTACTCTCTCATTGATACTCTCACGCTTCACCTTTGCAGCTTCTTTCAAACCTGCAGATGCCTGTGTAAACAACTCCATTTGCCCATCTTTATCAACTGTATCTCCATAGTGAACCGGTATCTCATGCCATCTAACATCCAGAGGTGGTAAGTCATAACCATTATCAGAATAATCTGGATTGAGATCCGATGGCTTTGTAATGAAAAGTGCCCAACTACTCACCCACAGCCAGAACTCATCTTCCATGTTTGGGTACAGTGTCAGGTTATTTGCCTTTGTTGAATCCCTCTGAAAGAATCTTGTAAGTGCCTGTCCTGTATCCATGACTTCAAGATATCCAGCATAATGAATAAGCTCTTTATATTTATTCGGTGATGGTGTAGCAGTTGCTACCAGCTTATAAGGTACGTTTTTGAACTTTTCAAGGAACGTCTGATATGTTTTAGATCCGAATGATCTAAGGACGGATGCTTCATCAAGTGAGGTTGCCTGGAAGTAATCCGGTCGGATGTCTCCGTCCCTCACCCTCTCATAGTTCGTCAGAACGATCTGACTTGTGCTTGCCTCAACCTCTTCCATGGTTCGGCAATACTCTGGTTTCTCATAGCCCAGGAGTTCAACGGCATCCCTTGTAAACTCCTGCTTAACTCCAAGTGGTAATACGATCAATGCTCTACCACCTGTATGTTCTGCTGCAAGGTGACAAAATTCTATTTCCTGTGCAGTCTTACCAAGTCCGAAAGACTCAAACAAGGCTCTACGTCCACCTTTCAGTGCCCATGCCACTGCATCTCTCTGGTGTGGCTTTAATGCTTTGTTAATACGGTTCTTGTCAACCGAAAAACCACTATCAACTGCAAGTTCTATCTTGCTTTCTAAAAACTCTTTGTAATTCATGTTTAAAAGGAACCCGATATATCGTT